ACCCAAATATGCTTCTTCTAAATTTTGAGCCTGCTTCTTAACCTGCGATTTGGCATAGTCGCGTTTGTACACACTAGGTAGACACGCTACATAACCAAACATTTTATGTCCTACAGTGTCACTATTAAGCAATGAGTTAATAGTGGTTAGGAACTCACTTTCACCTGCAACTGCGGCAAACATCAGTTTACGAAAATAGCTCTTAATGATATTAGCCATTTCTTTATCTTCAGCAAGTACCTTAAGTGGATAAGGACGATCCTTTAGATCACCAACATAAAACTTTGGATCCACAGTATTCAACATCATCATTTTGTTAGTTGTTTTGATATACAAGAACTCGCCCTTGTCATCGTAAACAGCTTCGCCTTCTTTGATGTAGTCTTTGTTGACTCGTTGTGCGGCACATGCAAGCTCTAGTACATATTGGCTAGGGAATTGAACACCTGGGTCAACATGTACTGTCAAATCTTCTAACATAGCTTGCTCCGAATGGATTAATGATACTATGTATTTTACATGAAAATGTGGTCTGTGTCAACCTTTTGTAGTCGAACGTAGACCTTTTTGGCTAGGCGTTTGATTATAGGGTTATCTAGATTGCCAAACTGTTTAACGTAGGAATATAGGGCAGGACTAACACGCTGATCGTTGAATTTTAATCTGCTGAGGCTGATAAATTTTGGCATGTAACGCAGGGCTCTAGTCTTGCCCAAACTGCGACATAATTCTATGGCGATGCTAATAGCATAAGCATCTATTTCGTCTGGGTCGTCTAAGTAAGTATTGTCATCGTAGAACACTTCATACAGCCGTTTTCGACTCTGCCGCTGATGTCTAAACTCGTGTACAGTTGCATCATATATCTGTATCAATAAATTGGTAATGTGTACTCGATCATTCCAAACAAATGCTTTGTCGAAATTATGATGTATGATTATTTCTATTGCTGTTGCGCGATGATGATCTTCAATTGGATCATAACATGCTGTGACGTAAAATTCGTCTTCGAATAGTTCGCGATCTCTAAGGCTTTTTAATTTAATATCAAAACCTTGCTTGCGGAATTCTCTGCGGAGTTTATTTAACAGTGATTGAAAACTTATACCTGGCTTGCTAGTGCTTCTTACGGAATTGCAAACGGTACAAACTGATTCCATTACACTGTTCATTGCTACAACCTATAAGTTATTCTACCCTTGCTTAGATCATATGTGCTAACTTCTAATTTAACAGAGTCGCCTTCAATGATTCTAATCTTATGTTGCTTTAATTTACCACCCATATAGCACAGTAATAATTCGGGCATGTTTTCTACTTGTACCCGAAACATATTGCCTGGCAATACTTCTTCTACTAAACCTGTTAATTCTAATAAATCGTCTTTACTCATTCGTTCACTTTTGTTAGAGACCAACTTCCGTCACCGTTATCTGTCCATTCTAAGATATCGTCTTCTTTCCACCCTTGTAGTTCGAGCAAGCCATCTGGCAGCGGAAGTAATAGTTCTCCGTCTTCACCCTCTTCTATAAAAGCAGTCCATTGCGTCATATGATTATTTACTCTAAATATCGTCTTTAGGCCGTGGAATCGGAAACCACCCTAACCGATCAAGATCTTGTGCAATTTCATCGGTCACAGTACCTTCCGGAACGTATTTTTTGGCAATAAATTCAGCTTGGGGGTCAACCTCAGTTTCTTCATCGTAGCCACCTGCTAGACCAAAACCGCCACTCATGCCACTACAGTACCAATCCATGTAATCGCCACCCTTGCCCTGCCACTCTGCTACAAGTCCGCCTGCACCGCGCCAAGAGCACGACCAGTATTCCTCTTTAAGTATGTCCCACATTTCACGCTTACACCATTGCATATTGCAAAATGCTGCATATAGATTTTGAGCATAGTCCTGTCGAGTGCGGATTTTCTCCAGCATCCAAGGCGTCTGCCAAATCATTTCTACTAAATCTCTATCATCCATTAATGGAAATTTCCTTGAAAGCAGTGACGTGTTTCGTGTCCAAGTACAGTTAGGTTAGTTGTAGGTCCTGTGATGATTGTGCAAGTGGTCGTACCTTGTGGAGTTTTGTCCCAAAACGAACAAGCCTGCATAGCATAACCAAAGCCACCGCCACCTCGTTGCTGAGACATTTTTTCACACGATGCGTTAACATCAGCAACTTGCAGCCAAACGATATTTGATCGATTGACCATATTATGCGTAGTATCAAAATCTTTAAGTGGTTCATCAACATACGCAAAACAATTAAAAGATACTGCTACTAACAATACTAATGCCTTTTTCATACACTGCCTTTCTGTGCCTAGTTAAACTGGTGTAGACGGTAGGATTCGAACCTACAAAGGCAGTCTAAGACCAAGCCCCTGACCCTCCCTAACAAACGCTAGGGAGGAGGTATACCATATTCCACTCACGTCTACAATAGTAGTATACGCTCAAGCGTAAATAATGTCAATGCAATTTATTACTATACCCTTTGAAAAAATAACTCGTTTTGGGCAGCGAACAATGCTCGATCGTCCATTATTTAACATAAGTTGGATTTTGGGTAGATTTTGTAACTATAAATGTTCCTACTGCTGGCCCTATGCTAGAACCGACCAAGTTGATCATCAACCACTCGAAGTCTACAAACACACAGTAGATGAAATCAAACGTCAAGCTCGCCAAAATGGATTTACTCAATTCCATTGGAGTTTCAGCGGAGGTGAGCCAACGGCATACAAACAACTGCCCGAACTGATAAAGTATTTAGACGAAACAGTAAGTCCTTACCAAAGCATCCACATGACTACTAATTTGAGTCCTGGATCCAAATGGTGGAACAACTGGTGCAATATTACTAGCAGTCTACAGCGCCGTAGCATCACAGCTAGTTATCACGAAGAGTTCGCTAAGGAACAAGAGTTTGGAGATAAGTGCCTACAACTAATGTATGAACGTGTTCATGTAACTGTTAATCAAGTTATGGTACCTGACAAATTTTATGAAACACTAGAACGCTGTAATCGTCTGCGTGATAGAGGTATTAACGTAACACTCAAGCCGCAAAGCAATGATACTGCTACTGCTATTGTAGACGGCTATACACCCGAGATGATTACTATAATGCAAAACGACTTTGAACAGCAGGAAGGTTTCCAAATAAGATTAACTGACGGTATCAAGGATTATTATATAGATCAAGCGGAACGTTTTAATGCGCTAGGCTTTAATCAATTTGCCGATTGGACTTGCAATGCAGGATATCAAAGTGTTATAATAAAAGGTAGTGAGGTTAAACGTGCTTATAGTTGTCACGAAGAGCCTTTGGGCAAAATAGAAAAATTTACTTTGTTTTCCAGCCCTAAAAAATGTGTGACTACTAGATGTGTTAGTAGTGCAGACAGTAAGATACCTAAGCAAAAATAATGCAGAGACTAATAGCCTTCGGTGCTTCTAATACTTACGGTCAAGGTTTAGAAGATTGTCATGTACCGCCATGCGATCCTGGACCATCACCTAGTAAATTTGCTTGGCCCTCACTCCTATCTCAACAAATGGGATTGGAATGTAAAAACATGTCTGATCCGGGTGCTAGCAATGCTCATATAATTGAAGAGCTATTAAAATTTAAATTTGAGCCCGATGATATGATTGTAATTATGTGGACTGATCCATACAGGGACATTCTTCATAAAAATGAAAAAGAAACAATAACACTAGCTCATTGGCAACAAGATCCTAGCATCAATATTAAAGAATGGATTTTACTACACAACGATTACGACATGTCTTTAAGATCTTGGAAAACTATACATCATGCCTATGTTTATTTAAAATTATTAGGCAACCAATTTTACATGCTCACAGACAACAAAGGAACTGAGTTCATTTCAACTAAGCCAGCATGGGCATCAGAAATAGAATTTCCTAATATATACATGTCGGACATTAGAAAAACACATCCGGTTGCATTAGATGGTAGACATCCCGGAATAGAAGCACACGCCACTTTGGCAAAATTAATATACGACAACATCTTAAGTCATGCAAATTGATACAGAACACCTACATCATTGGATGCAAGCTATCCGCAAAAGTCCCGAGCCCTTGCGGACCATGGATGCCTTTTGGAGTGGACAACTCAAAAGCAAAGAGTGGTTGATTGACAACTTAGATGAATATGTTGATCAGGCTTCTAGTATAGAAATATGCGCAGGCTGGGTAGGAGTGCTAGCCAGTATGTTATTTCAAAGTAACATTCCAGTCACGCATATTGCTAGTTATGATATTGATCCTACTTGCAAATCTATTGCAGAAGAAATGAACAAGCTAGAAGAAATAGCAGGAAGGTTCCGTGCAAGTGTAGTAGATATTAGTCAACCAATGCATATGAGTGCTGATATTATTATTAACACCAGTTGTGAACATCTTACACAAGAGCAATACAACAGTTGGTTAACCTACACTCCTAAAGATAGTTTGCTTGTCTTGCAAAGCAACAACTACGATATACCTGAACATGTTAGAACAGCCAGCAACTTAGATGATTTTATTAAACAAAGTCATATAACTGTTAAATGGGCCGGAGAACTTGCATTGCCTTTGTATACTCGCTATATGATTATAGGTACTAGATATGTTTAAGTTTAATGAGCTACGACAAATACATTTAGAAATAACCAACAACTGCCAAGCTAGTTGTCCTATGTGCAGTCGCAATCATCACGGCGGTATAGAAAATCCATTAATAAAAATAAACAACTGGACCTTAGAACAGTTTCAAAATACCATCAACCAAGAAGTATTGGATCAAGTTGAGGCTTTATACTTCTGTGGAAATTTTGGTGATCCGTTGCTGAACAATGATTTAATTGGCATGGTTGATTACACAGTTGATCACAAACCCGATATAGAAATTAGAATACACACTAACGGCAGTCTTAGAAATATTCAATGGTGGGAACAACTTGCTCGAGCATTGCCTAAAAATCATGTAGTAGTATTTGCCATTGACGGGCTAAGTGACACACATCATTTATATCGTATAGGTACAGATTATAATCAAATACTTCGTAATGCAACAGCTTTCATACAAGCAGGCGGAATCGCTGAATGGGCATTTATTAGATTCAAACATAATGCACATCAAGTAGAAACTGCTAAGAAGATTGCGGCAGAATCTGGATTTCAAAGATTTGTAATGAAAGACAGCAGTAGATTTGTTTTAGACAAAAAGTTTCCTGTACTAAGTTCTCAAAGAGTCGTAAGCCATTTTCTCGAACCTGCAATAGAAAGTAAAATTGTTTTTATTGATCGTAAGGTGTTGGATAACTATCAACAAATTGTAGCCTCTAGCACAATCGAATGTTATGCTCAGCAACAAAAAGAAATTTATATCGATGCGTTTGGAAGATTGTTTCCTTGTTGCTGGTTAGCTAGTACACCTTACAATTATACAGAAGACGGATCTGAAATATTAGAAGTTAGAAAAGTAATGACTGATCAGTATAACGACATGATCAAAGACTTTGGCGGGATAGATAATATTGATACAAAATACAATAGTGTCAAATCTATAATAAACTCCACAGCCTATCAAACAGTATGGGATAGATATTGGTCAGATCCTAAGATGGTTACATGTGCTAGGGCATGTGGGGTCAATGCTTTGAGTAAACCTATCGATCAATTTATCGAGCGAGAAAGTTTATGATTAAAACTACTGCCATTCGTAACACTGGCAACGAATCTTTTTCAGTCATTTGGGATACTGGTAGGAGATGTAACTACGACTGTTCGTATTGCGAATCATCTAGACACAATAATACCAGTAACTTTAAAAGTTTAGAAGAATTTAAAAAGACATTTGATTTTATTCAATCTTGGGCTAACTTATATAATTCTAAAAGAAAACAAACTACAACTACTAATATTAATTTTACAGGTGGTGAACCAACTGCTAATCCTAACTTTTGGAATTTACTAGACTACATTAAATCGCAACCTGAATATTACTATCTAGGATTAACTACTAACGGTGCTTGGGGAGAAAATTATTCTAAAAAAATAATTGACACAATTAATCATGTAACCATAAGTTATCATGCAGAAGCAGATCCTAAACTAAAAGAACGAGCAATAAAAAATATACTAGCGTTATCTTCTACTGATATTCGCCTGCAGGTTAATGTAATGTTGCACATGGATCATTGGGAAGAAACCCTAGGTGTGTACAATCAATTAAAAGATAAGGGTATTGATGTTAAACCTCGTCCAATCGGTGACGGTGCAATTACACGCAAAGGGTGGTTCATTGACGCAGATGGAACTAATCGCAGAACTAGTCACGAGTATACAGAAGAACAGCAAGCCTGGTTCTGGAATGAAATGGGACTACAAGGTAGCCCTAAATCAAAAGCAGAAGGAACTGAATTAGGTCGTGCTTGCTGTGGAGGCAGATGCTTAGAAGGTAAAGTCGACGGTGAATGGCAGCCAATCAAATTAGTCAATACTAATTTTGAGGATTGGAAGTGCCTAGTTGATTGGTATTTTTTATATGTTGATCAAGAAACTAATCTAGTATATCATCATCAAACTTGTCAAGCATTGTATGACGGTGCCCGAGGACCGATTGGTAGTCTAGATGATAGTGCTAAACTGTTAAGTGATTTAAAACAACGCATTGAAAATAAAGATAAATTTATAGTATGCCCTAATAAAAGATGCGGTTGCGGAATGTGTGTTCCTAAAGCACAAGGACTTGAAGATTTTATTAAGATTAAAGAATCAATAATAGCATGAATCACATAATGATTTTTAGCCTAACTGGCAAGCGATGGGAAAGAGCTCTGTGGCCGCATCGAGTGGCTACCTTCTTACGCATGAATGATTGGGACGCAGAAGTAGTCGACTTCACTGCGTTTTGGCAACTTGAAGAACTACAAGAACTAGTGCGTAGTAGAACAACTAACAAGACTGTAATGTTTTGTTTTGGTACTGCTTTTCTTAATCCCTGGAGTCCGTACCTAAATGAATTTATACTTTGGCTTAAGAAAGAATATCCTAGTATACCTGTAGTAGTGGGCGGTAATAACGCACTGACTACTCCTGCTGAAGGCGTAGACTATTGGGTTGATAGTTATGGAGAAAATGCTATCCTAGCATTGTGCCAACATCTTATCGGTACATTAGGTGCACCATTAATGACAGATCCTGCATTTTTTGGTAGCAAGAAAGTTATCAGAGGACTGCATCATTATCCAAGTGCGCCATTAGACAGCTATCTAGTAGACTATGAAGCTCGTGACTTTATGAGTCCGTATGATTGTCCACAGATTGAAACAGCACGTGGTTGTATGTTTAGTTGCAGTTATTGTAACTTTCCTATCATAGGACAGGCAAAAGATGTAAGCGTAAGCAAAGAACAATTTAAACTGCAAATGCAAACAGGCTACGAAAAGTGGGGCATTAAGAACTGGCGTGTAATGGATGAAACATTTAACGACCGTCCTGAAAAGTTAGAGAAGTATGCTGAAGCTGTTGATGAACTAGGATACAATCCTTGGATATGTGGATTTGCTCGTGGCGACCTAGTTGTTAAACACAGAGAACATTGGGACACTTATATTAGACTAGGATTCCTAGGGCATTCAATGGGCATTGAAACATTTAATCACGAAGCAGGTAAACTTGTACGTAAAGGTATGGATCCTGATAAACTACAAACAGGACTATTAGAATTTCAAACCTATACAGATATCCATGCTCCCCAACGCTACAGAGCTAACATACAGATGATATGTGGGATACCAGGGGAAACAAAAGAATCCTGGTATAAGAGTTTAGAATGGTTAAACACCCATTGGCTCAGACAAAGTGCTAGTGCGCATATTTTAGAAATAGGTGACTATGATGAAACTCTTACTAATCAAAGTCGTTTTACTCGAGAACTTATAGCCAACGGTTTAGTTAAATTAGAAGCTAGATCTAATCCAGGATATGTAGTAACTAAAGACAGTAACAAGGATGTAGTATTTCAATCTACTACACCACGAGGCGGTGGAGTAGGTAGCACCAGGAATGACATTGTAATTTGGCAACATAAAACTATGGATTGGTATCAAGCAGAGGATCTTGTAAAAGAATTTTATTCTGCTGATGGATTTAAAGGACTGCGTGGATGCAATCCATTCTTATCAGACAGACTATTCTTATATCATGAAACTAATCAGTATGAGGATATCTACAATTATAAGATATCGTCAGTTGATACTGCGGATGTTAAGTTTAAGCAACATGTACAAAATTATATAGATAAGAAATTAAATGTTTAAATTTAATCAATTAGAAAAAATACAAGTTGAGATCACTAATCGATGTCAAGCTAGTTGCCCTATGTGTCCTAGAAACATACACGGGGGCATTGGTAATCCCTTACTTAAATTAAATGATTGGTCCTTTGATGATTTTAAAAAAATCATTTCCTACGATGTTTTAACTTATCTAAAAGAAATTAGTTTTTGCGGAGACTTTGGAGATCCAATACTCAACAACGATCTGATTACAATGTGCAACTACTTGGCAGTGACTGCGCCTTCAATAAAACTACAAATACATACTAATGGTAGTGCAAGAAATCAAGCATGGTGGACAAAGTTAGCACAAAGTTTACCTAAACACCATACAGTTATATTTGCCATTGATGGGCTAGAAGATACACATTCAATTTATCGTATAGGAACAGACTACAATAAAATAATTGAAAATGCACAAGCGTTCATAGCGGCGGGAGGAAATGCTGACTGGTGTTTTATTAGGTTTAAACATAATGCACATCAAGTTAGTCAAGCGCAAGCATTGAGCATAGAACTTGGATTCAACTCTTTTACAGTTAAGAACAGTAAACGATTCAATCGTCCTTTCCCTGTAGTTGATAAGAAAGGTAATGTACTTTATAATATAGAACAACCCGAAGACAGTATCGTAGAATTTGTTGGTCGTAAACAAGTTGAAGGACACCAACATTGGGCTAACGCTGATCAAATCAACTGTCAATCAATCAAAGATAAAGAATTGTATATTGACGCCCATTATTTGTTAAGCCCTTGTTGTATGATAGGAGCATTTTTGTATACTAACTATGACGTTGAGCTACTAAAGAATTACAATCTTTATGAAGAAGATTCTATAGTAGAAGAAGGTGCTCGAGTACAACAACAAGTGCTAGGACTTCCTGTACTTAATGTATTAGAATTGGGACTTAAAAATATAGTTGAAACAGACAAATGGCAAACTATGTGGCAACGTAAATGGAAGGAAAAATCTAGCAGTACTTGTATATTAATGTGCGGGCCCAACAGCCCTTACATAAGTATTGATAACCAAGAAATAAAAGATGTCAGATAAAATAAAATCCTACGTTAAACTAATAGAAGAGAAAACCGGAAGTCCTACGTTCTGTGCATTGCCTTGGATACATTTAGCTACTCGTCCAAACGGCGATGCTAGACTGTGCTGTGTTACTAATGCCAGTGGAGCGGCAACAGGTGATCATGAAGTAGGATTAGTTAAAAAAGAAAATGGGAAGCCTGCTAACTTTGGACGTGAAACTCCATTAGAAGCATTTAACAATCAGTATATGCGTAGTGTTCGTTTAACTATGTTAGAAGGCAAGATACCTGCAAGTTGTACAAAATGTTTTGAAGAAGAATCAAACGGAGTCGTAAGCAAACGCTTATGGGAAATGTATGAATGGAATCGTGACGGGCTGGATTTTGCTGAACTTATTAGGGGCACTGATACTACTGGTGCTGTGCCTCCGGTTATAAGATATTTAGATCTAAGACTAGGGCATACTTGTAATCTAAAATGCGTTATGTGTAGTCCGCATGACAGCAGTCGTTGGCTACAAGATTATGATAAACTAGTTACTAAAACACGTAGTCCTATTGTTATTAAACAAATAGGTTTTGACAAAGAAGAATTTAACAACACCTGGTACGAGAAGCCAGAGTTTTGGGATGATGTATTTGAACAAATTCCTAATATAACTCAATTGTATTTTGC